CGGGTTCCCGACCCTTTTGGGGGTGGCGACGACGGCCGCCGTGCTGAAGCTCAGGATCAGCGCATCGGGGGTTGCCAAGCCGTAGAGCAACCCCACCCCCGGCCCCTCTCCATAAGTGGAGAGGGGCGATAAGATAGGCGGACAGGGCAGGCCCTGTCCCTACGGAGAAAAAAACCATGAATGACAATATGCTGAATGATTTGCAGCAGAAGATACTCAATATCGTGCATGATTTTGAGCTGGAATATGACCTGCCGATCAGGGTGGGGGTGAGCGTGGAGGCGACGCGCATTGTCATCGAGACGCAGATGGCTGAGAGCAGGCCTGTGAGCGCGATGAAGGCGGATGACCGTCCCCAGATGGATGAGCCAGCCCAGGACACGGATCAGATGATCACGGCCCATGACCCGCTGGCGGGGATGGCAGAGACGGGGCGCATGAATACGGCCGATGTAGCGGCCCCAAACGAGTCGATCTATCCGACAAGTGACACGGTGGGGGGGCACGATTGGAGCAGCCGCATGGAGCCGACAGCCTACACCTATGACGATGCGCCGGGGCAGGTGTTTGCCAGCCCAGAAGAACACGAGACATGGAAGCGGCAGCAAAATCGGCGCAGCCGAGGCTAACAATGGCGACCATCGGTGAGCTGGTGGGCGGAATGCTGGATAACGGGTATCGGCGGGCGGCAGATCAGACTTTGAAGTCGATCGCGGCGACGATGTCAACCCCCCTGATCACGCAGCGCCTGGGCGAATTGAATGCCGAGGCGCGGCGGCTGGCCGAGGCGGGCGAAAAGCTGACGCCTGACAATCCGGTCTTGAGGGCGTTGATCGCGGATATGGAGCCAGCGCTCAAACGGGCGGCCAGCAGCATCGATGGGAGCGCCAGCCAGATCACAGGGGCATCGAGCGATCTGGCGGCGAATGCCACGCGCCAACTGTCCGTGCCCGGCCTGGATGATCGGCAATTGGCAAGCATCGGGATCAGATGGAATGTGCCTGACCCGGTGGCAGTCTCGGCGCTGATTGATTATGCCGACAAGCCGGCGTGGGGATCGGAGATTACAAAGTATACGGGCCTGACGCTGGACACGTTGCGTAATCAGGCGGTGCGCGGCATGGCGCTGGGATGGGGGCCGGGGCGCGTGGCGGAGGAAATTGTGCGGGTGGCGCAAACACTACCATTGGCCCAGGCGCAAATGCTGACGCGGACGCTGTATCTTGAATCATATCGCACAGCGGCGGCGGCCAACCAACTCGCCAATCAGGATATTTTGCTCGATCAAATTCGCATCGGCACGCTGGACACGCGCATCTGCATGTGCTGTCTGGCGCTGCATGGGACGCGGCTGGCGGTGGGCGAGAAAATCAGCGATCATCACGCGGGGCGGTGTACGTCGATCGCGGTGGTGACGGGGCGTCCGCGCACGGTGCAGACGGGCGAGGACTGGTTTAATGGGCTGGCAGAAGGCGAGCAGTTGAAGATCGCCGGGCCGGGGGGCTATCAGGCGCTGAAATCAGGCAAGGCGCAGATTCGGGATTTTGTGCAGCGCTATACAGATCCGGTGTTTGGGGAGATGGTGCGAGAAGCGAGTTTGAAGAGCCTGGGGGTGCGACAGGCTTGATAGAAAGCAACTTATCCCAAGCGCGTTAGACACCTGCGGCATACGCTAGGATGGGCGTATCGGGGTAAAGCGGTTTTAGAAGAGGCCGCGATGGAAGATGGCAGGACGCCTCACCCCACGCCCTGCGGCATGTGATCGTACCGGGTTACCCAGGAGCGTCCATGTAGCATCGCCTCGTTGATCGTCATAACGTGATAGCAAAGGCCCCTCCCCTATTGGCAGAGGGGTTTTTGTTTTTGCCATGCGCGTTAAGGGGAGATGAGGGGAGATAGGATAAAGATATCACAATTCTAAATTCAGCAAGGAATGGCGAGATGCCAGACGAAACAACGAACGGGCAAGACGCCCCGACCAATCAGCAATCCACCAGCGGCACGGGCGCGACGCCTGTCAATGGGGATCAGCAGCAAAATCAGGGCAAGATCGAAGACCTGCCGCACTGGGCCCAGGTGCTCGTCAAAGAGCTGCGCGATGAATCGGCGGCGCGGCGGTTGGCCCTGAGAAAGCAGGAGGATGAGGCGGCCAAAGCGACACAGGCGCGTCTGGCTGATGAGGGCAAGTGGAAAGAACTGGCGGATGCGCGGGCCGCAGAGCTGGCGAAAGTCACCCCGTATCAGCAAAGAGCGGAGACGCTGGAAAAGATGATCACAGAGAACAATCTGCGCGTCATCCAGCAAATCCCCGAACAGATGCGCACGCTTGTTCCGCAACTGCCGCCCGAACAACTGTCGGCGTGGCTGTCGGCCAATCAAGCCCTGCTGACTCGCAAGCCTGCGCCGGAGACCGACGCCGGGGCGGGGACAGGGAGCGGTGGCGGAGCCGGGACGCTGACGGATGACGAGAAAAGAATGGCGGCGCTGATCGGGATCACGAATGAGGCGTTTGCCAAAGCGAAGAAATAATCACACAGAGGGAGGGCAGACATGCCCGCAGAAAAATTTAGTTTCGCACGGAATTTCGATGGGAACAACAACCATCCCAGCGTCCATGAGTTGCCTGTCGCAGCCACCCAGACGTTCATCATTGGCGATGCGCTGGTGCTTGTGAGCGGCAAGGTGACGAAGGCGGGCGCGGCATTTGGGCGCTGTCTCGGCATCGCGGCCCAGGACAGCACGGCCCAGGCCACTGACACGCTGGTGAAATTTTATCCCAGCCAGGCGGGGCAGGTGTGGCGTGCAAAGGCCACCGCCGATGCAACGGCGGCGCTGCGGGCTTCGCGCACATATGATATCGCGGTCACGACACAGCTTGTCGATGTGGCTGACACGACCGGGGGATGCATTTATATCCTCGAATTGAATTCGTCCACGACTGACATTTTTGTCATGTTTACGGCCCACGAACTGGCCTAAAGGGAGGCACAATACATGGCGACACCGATGCTTCTCGACCAATATTCCGCGCTCACCAACATGGGCATTGCCCTGCGGGCGGTTTTCAGCGAGCAATTGACCAATCTGCCGGGCGGAATCACCAACAACAGCGTGATGAGCCTGTTCAATGTGCAGACGAGCAACAAGTCGCAGGAGGTCAATCTGGGGGTGGGGGGCTTTGGCCGTGTGCCAGAGTACAAGGGCACAATTGAATATACCTCATTCGATACGCTGTTTCCGGCGTATTACCGCCCCAAGGCGTTCGCTAGCGGCTTCGCCATTGAGCGCAAACTGTGGGACGATGGCATGTATAACGTCATCAGAAATCAGGCCCAGTTGATGGGCATCGCGTTTGATCGCACCAAGCAGGCGGCGGCGGCCTCCGTATTCAACAACATGTTTTCGGCCTCATTTCTGGGGCCAGACAGCAAAGCGTTGAGCGCAACGGATCACCCGTACAGCCCCTCGAACACGAGCACGCAGGGCAACAAGGGCACAGCCGCCCTGTCGCATGATGCGGTGATCAATGCTCGCACGGCGATGCGCTCGTTTGTGGAGAGCAATGGCGATCCATTGATGGCGATGCCAGACACGCTGGTGGTGCCAACGGAACTGGAAGCCACCGCCCAGGTGATTGTGGGCAGCAATTTGAAACCGGGCACGGGCAACAATGACACGAATGTGCTGTCGTCGCTGACGGTGCTGGTCGACCCGTACCTGACCGATACCAACAACTGGTTCCTGGTCGATTCGCGGATGGCGAAGATCCGCCTGAATTGGTTCTGGCTCACAATGCCCGAATTCGCCGAAGACCCGTCAAGCGACTTCAACCTGGTCAAGCGCTTTCGCGGCTATATGCGCTATAGCTTTGGCTGGGACAACTGGAACTGGGTGTACGGCTCAGAAGTCTCAGGGGCATAAATAAATCCCTTTCTATCAACCCCACCCCTGCCCCTCCCCACTTCGTAGGGAGGGGAGATAGGGCACGCCTGAATGGAGGGCGCTTATGCCAGCAACGAATTTTGATAGCGTGGTGGCCGCCACGTTTGTGGGAAATGTCACGGGCAATGTGACGGGCAATGTGACGGGCAATGTGACGGGGGACACTCAGGTCATCGTGACCCCCATGACGACCAATGGCGCGATTGACGTGAAGACGGGCATCGTGCATCTGGACAAGGCGGGGGTGCTGGCGGCAACGCTGGCTGACCCAACGGACGTGACCGACGACGGCAAAATCCTGACGATCATCGCCAAAACCGCGAATGCTCATACCGTGACGATCGCAGGCGGGCTGAATGGCGTGGGGGTGTCGCGCGACGTAGGAACCTACGGCGGCGCGATTGGCGATCAAGTCACTCTCGTTGCCATCGGCGGCAAGTGGTGGCAGCACGGCGGCGTAGTGAACGTCACGTTCGGGTAAGGAGCTGCTATGAGTATCGAACCGATCAGACTCAGCGTGACAACGACAGGCACGGCGGGAGCAGCGGCAGGATCAGCGGCCACGACGCGGCCGATCTTTGGGCGGGTGCGGGCGGTGTATGTAGACTATATCAGCCAGCCCGCCACCACCGACGTAACGATCACCAGCACGGGGCCGAGCCAACCGATTTTGACGCTGACAAATGTCAATACCGATGGCTGGTATTATCCGCGCCGTGTGATCGACACGACAGCAGGCGCAGCGGCCGCCGGGGTGTATGACGCGGTGGCTATCGCCGGGCCTTTGAGTGTGAGCGTGGCGCAGGGCGATGCGGGATCAGTCGATGTGACGATCCTGGTGGAGGTCTAATCATGACCTTCACGTTTGCGGCTGATCTGAGCATTGCGCGGGACTATGTGCGATTTGAGATTGGGGACACGACAGCCGACAGCGCGTGGCTGAGCGATGAGCTGATCGCCAGTCTGATCACCAAGACCGGCAGCGCGAATGGGGCCGTGATCAAGGGCCTGCAATACATCATCATGCAGCTCTCGAAGCCGGACTTTAAAGCGGATTGGCTGTCTGTCACGAACGCCGAGGCGCGCAAGGGCTATGAGACGATGCTGGCGGACAAGAAAAGAGAGTATGGCGTGGGCGGGATCACAACAGGGTTAGTCTACGCCTACCGCTATGACAGCTATATGACGGATCCGAATTAATGGCTTACCTCTCGCCCCAGATGCGCGCGATCATTCGCCAGCACACACAAGCCCAGATGACACAGACCTGCACGATTGAGAAATTGGCAGACAGCGTGGGATCGCTCGGCCAGCATCTGACGGGCCTGTGGCAGGTGACGGCCAGCAATGTGCCGTGTCGCCTGATCACCAGCAAGGAGGCAACGCTGCCTGCGGTGGGCGTGTTTGCGGATCGGACGACGATGGACGATACGTATAGGATCAGCCTGCCAGTGGGCACGGTGCTGGCGGCAGACTATCGCGTGACGGTGAACGGCACGGTGTGGCGGGTGGCGGCAGTGCTGGATGCCCGCACCGACGCGGCGGACGTACAGGCCGTGCTGATGAGAATGAGGCAAGAATGAGCCTTGAGATCAAAGTCGATACCAAAGGATTGGAGCGGCTGATCCAGCAGTCGCCGAAGCGTGTGGACGCCTGGCTGCGCGGGGTGGCAACGCAGATGGTGGGCGACATTAAACTGTCATTTGGCACGGGGCCGGGGGGGAGAGCGCATAAGCGCGGCGGCAAGTGGCACATCGCCTCGCGGCCGGGCAACCCGCCGAATGTGGACACCGGAACGCTGCGGGCCTCGATCACAATGGCCTCGTCGGGCCATCTGGCGTACAGGATCAGCGATGGCGTGGACTACGGACGTGACCTGGAATATGGCAAGGCCCGGGTGGCGGCGCGGCCTTTCATGGGCCCCATGTTTAATGCGTGGGGCAAAAAGATCGAAGCGGACGCCAAAAAGGAATTAAACCTTGAGTGAGACGCTGGCGATTGAAGCGCTGTATCGGGCGCTGCATGTGCATCTGGCGGGGCTGTGTGGCGGCAAACACTTCCCCTTCATCGCGCCGCCCACCACGCCCACGCCCTTCATCATCTATGGATTTGAATCGGGTGGGGAGGCGGACAGACGCAGGCGCGACAACCAGACGCTGACGATGACCGTTAAGTGCATCGCGGATCAACTGGAGGACAGCCTGATGAATGCGCGTCAAATCCGTGATCTGCTGCGCGATCAAGGGGATCAGGAAGGGGCCACCTTTCCGCCCGATGCCGAATGGCGCTTCACAACGATCTCGCAGGGGCTGCTGGTGCATGTGTATGAGGAGTGGGAAGACGGGCGGGTCTTCTATCATGCCGGCCATCAGTACACTTTTACGATGGAACGGAAAACGGACGGTTAAAGGGGGACAGCAATGGCAGTCGTCAACAGCAATAACGCATATCTGAACTGGAACGGCACTGATCTGAGCGCCATTTGGATCGGCGATGTCGGCGTGTCGGGCGATAACAGCAGCGTCGAGACAACATCAGGCGCGGGGGCGACGCACATCATGCGCAACACCGGATTGAGCGATTCTAGTTTCTCGTTTTCGGTGGTGGTGGATGATGTGACCTTTAACAGCTATAAATCAGCGCTGGTGCCAGGCACAAAAGGCACGCTGATCTATGGGCCAGAGGGGGCGGTGACGGGCAAACCCAAATTTGAGTGCAGCATGATCCTCAACAGTGTGGGGGGTGCGAACGCCACGATTGCGAAGGGTGTGCATCAGTACGATCTCGGATTTGAGGGGGCAGCGGCTCCGACAGCCACATTGCAGGTGAGCGTGTTCTAAAGCCTCGCCCCAGCCCCCTGCCCACTGCGTAGGGAGGGGGGAGACAAGATAAGGACAATCAAGGGGCCGCTGAT